CACTAGGGAGAACGGTGGGTGGGCAACAGAAAAATCCGAACAAAATCCACGTGAAGGGTGTAGTCAAGGAGGTGTAGACATGAATGAAGAAAATGAAGAAATTCGCGAAAAATTAAGTGGACAAGCACTTATTGAGAAAAATAAGAAAATCAAGAAAGAAATAAATAAAATAAAAAAAGTTTTTAAAGAAATACCGAAAAACAAAAAAGAAATAGCCCAGAAGCTAATTGAAAATGCAGCTTTTATGTCTATAACACTTGACGAATTAAAAGAAGATATAAAAATATATGGTGTTAAAGAAACTTATGTAAATGGTGCTAATCAATTTGGTTTTAAAGAATCAATTGCAAGCAAAACATATAATACAATGATAAAAAACTACTCAAACGTAATAAAACAGCTTATTGATTTTCTACCAAAAGAAGAACAAAAAAATGCTGGAGAAGATTTGCTAAAATTTATAGCAAGTGGTAATAGATGAATTATATAAAAGAATATTATAACAAAATATCAACAGGAGAAATTATTGCAGGAAAAAAAGTAATTAAAATATATAAAAGATTAGTAGAGGAAAGTGAAAATAATTCACTTTCTTTTTACTTTGATGAAGAAATTGGAGAAAGACCGATACAATTCATAGAAACATTTTGTAAACAGGCTGAAGGAGAGATAGGAAAACCAATTAAATTAGAATTATTTCAAAAAGCATATATTCAAGCTTTGTTTGGATTCTTAAATAGAGATACAAACACAAGAAGATTTAATGAAACAATGTTTTTAGTTGGTAGAAAAAATGGAAAAACAACAATGTTATCGGCAATAGCTCTTTATATGATGATTGCAGATGGCGAAGGTTCAGCAGAATGTTATTCAGTAGCAACAAAAAAAGATCAAGCAAGTAAAGCTTTTAAATCAGCAGTTGCAATGCGAAGTCAATCTCCAGAGATAAAAGCAATAGTAAATAAACGAAGAACAGATATGTATATGCCATCTACATTCAGTTCATTTGAGCCTTTGAGTTCGGATTCTGATACATTAGATGGTTTAAATGCACATTTAGTTATTATAGATGAATTACACGCAATAAAAGATAGAAACTTATATGAAGTAATGAAACAATCAACCTCAAGCCGTAGACAACCTTTAGTAGTAATGATAACAACAGCAGGAACAGTAAGAGAATGTATATTTGATGACATTTATGCTTATGCAAACAATGTACTAGACGGAACAGTAAAAAACGATGCTTTTCTACCAGTTTTATATGAACTAGACAAAACAGAAGAATGGAAAGATATTAAATGTTGGTCAAAAGCAAATCCACGGTTTAGGAGCAATAAAACAATATAAATACTTAACAGAACAAGTTCAAAGAGCAAAAGATGATTTTGCAAGCAAAAAAGGTGTACTTTGTAAAGACTTTAACATCAGAAGCAATACAGATGAAAAGTGGCTTGATTTTGATATTGTAGACAACGAAGAAACATTTGACATAGAAGAGTTAAGAGGTTCATATGGAATTGGTGGAGCAGACTTATCAAGTACAACAGATTTAACTTGTGCAACTGTTTTAATATTAAAAAACAATAAGAAATATATATTACAGCAATATTTCATACCAGAAGATAAGCTCGAAGAAAAAGTAAAAGAAGATGCAGTACCTTATGATAAATGGAAAGAAAGAGGATTATTAACAACTTGTGTAGGTGCAAGAGTAAATTATAGTGATGTAACAGCTTGGTTTTATAAATTACATACAGAATATGATATTTCAGCTCTGTGGATTGGTTATGATCCATGGGGAAGTCCATATTGGCTTGAAGAAATGCAAGAAACAGGATTTGAAATGATAAAAGTTATTCAAGGTGCAAGGACAATGAGTAACCCAATGAAAGAATTAGAAGCAGACTTAAAAGAAAAGAATGTAATTTACAACAACAACCCAATATTAAAATGGTGTTTATTAAATACATCAATAGAAGTTGATAAAAATGACAACATAAGACCAGTTAAAGGAAAAAAATCAAAACAAAGAATAGATGGAACAGTAAGCCTAATAGATGCTTACTGTGTTTTATTTGAAAAAATGAATGATTATTTAGCTCTACAGGAGGAGTAAGATGAAAAAAGAAAAAAGAAGCTTGTTTAATATGGTTTTCAAAAAGAAAAATCCTAAAAACATCCAACTAACAAATGTACTAAAACTACTAAGTGGGTTCAATGCTACGTTTTCAAGTATTAGTGAAAATATTGAGGACAATATAGTAGCAAGAGAATGTATAGATACAATAGCAACACATTGTGCAAAGATGATGCCAAGACATTGTCAAGAGATTAAAGGAATAAAAAACCATATTCAGGGAGATATAAACTATATACTAAGTGTAAAACCTAATCAATTTATGACTGTATATGACTTTTTATATAAAACTGTAAGCTTATTATTAGCTCAGAATAATGAGTACATATTTGTAGATGTTGATGAAAATGGATATTTAGTTGGATTATATCCATTAAACCCTTTATTTTGTACATTAGTAGAATACCAAGGAAATGTATGGCTTAAATTTCAATTTATGGACGGAAATACTTATTATATGGAATATGAAAAAACGATACACTTAAGAAGATTTTATACGAATCATGATTTCTATGGCGATAGTAACTCTATATTAAATAAATCGTTAGAAACTCAAATTGTTGCTGATGATGGGGTTAAAAATGCAATTAAAATAAGCAATTCACTTAGAGGAATATTGAGAGCTTCAAATTCGATGCTAAAAAATAAAGATGTACAAGAGATGAGAGATGAGTTTGTAAAAGATTTATTAGAAAGTGAAGAAGGAATAGCAGGACTTGATGCAAAACTTGATTTTAAGGAAATAAATTTAGAGCCAGTATTACTAGATAAAGACCAATTAGAAATGGTAAATGGAAATATATATAAATACTTTAGAATATCAAAAGAAATTGTTGAAAGTAAGTTTACTGATGATGAGTGGAATGCTTTTTATGAATCAATAATAGAACCATTAGCAATACAGATGGAGCAAGCCTTTACAAATACAATATTTAATGAAAATTCAATAAAAGAAGGTCATAAAGTAGAATTTTGTATAAACAGAATAAAATATGCAAAAACAGAAACTAAAATAAAACTATTAAGAGAAGTTGGAGTACTTGGAATCATTAAAGTTGATGAGGGTAGAGAAATATTAGATTTACCAGCATTAGGTGGAGAAGAAGGAAACAAAAGGCTACAAACATTAAATGTAATAAATAGTAATTTAGCAGATAAATACCAAGGAGGTGGAAATGATGGAGAAAGCAATTAAAGAAATGAGAGTAAGTGAGTTAAGAGCTCTAGAAGATGAGCAAATGATTGTTGAAGGTTATGCAGCAACATTTAATAATGTTACCGATTTAGGCTGGTGCAAAGAGGTCATAGACACAAATGCATTTAATAATTGCAATATGCAAGACTGTGTATTTAAATATAACCATAATGACAATTGTTTAATTTTAGCTAGAACAAGAAACAATAGTTTACAACTAGTTGTAGATGACAAAGGATTAAAAATCAGGGCAGAGCTAATTGATACTCAAAACAATAAGGATATATATAAGATGATTAAAGCAGGCTTATTAGATAAAATGAGTTTCGCTTTTACAGTTGCAAAACAAGAGTGGGATTACACAACAGATACAAGAAAAATATTAGAAATAGACAGACTGTTTGATGTATCTGTAGTAGATGTTCCAGCTTATGATTCTACAGAAATATATGCAAGAAGCAAAGAACAGTATGAAAAAGAAAAAGAACAATACATTAGAAACAAAAAAGAAAGATTAGATTTAAAAATTAAATTATTAAGTTTATAATCTCGAACAAAGAGCGGTGGTAGAACTGCTCTTTTTTAGTTGGTAGAAACTAAATAGAGTTTTATAGAAGCGGTGGTAGAACTGCGAAAAAATAAAAGAAAGGAAGATTAAAAATGACAAGAGAGGAATTTGAAAAAAGAAAAGCTGAATTAAAAGAAAAGTTTGCAAATGCAAAAGACGAAGAACTTGAAGAAATCAGAAAAGAAGTTGAAGAACTTGAAAATGCTGAGATAGTTGAGGAGCAAAAAACAGAAGATAACAAAGAGGAAAAAGAAGAAAAAATAGATGAAAGAAGTCTATTAAAAGGTGCGGTAGATAGATTAGAAGAAAGAAAAATCGATATATCTAAAGCAAAAGTTATTGAAAAACCAGAAAACAAGGAGGAAGAAAGAAAAATGGAAGAAAACAAAGTTATCGAAAATGCTGCTAAAGAATTAAGAGCAGGTAATACAGTTAAATTTTCTATGAAAAATAAAGAAGAAAGAAGTGTAGCAGTATCTGGAGGAACATTATTAGTACCAGGTAGAACAAAAACTCAAATTGCTGAAAGCTTTGATAGACCTTCTGCAATGGCTGATAAATTAAATATAGTTCCATTAAATGGTGGAGAATCATATAGTGTTGCATTTGAAAAAGATGGTGGAGAAGGAGGATATACAGTTGAAGGTGGAAATTATCAAGACATAGATCCAGAATTTGACCATGTATCTACAGGAAGAGCAAAAGTAACTGCTTATGCTGAAATTACAGAAGAAGTTGAAAAATTACCTGATGCAGATTATGTATCAGTAGTTGGAAAAGCTGTAGAAAAAGCTATTAAGAAAAAAATAGGAGCTCAAGCTATTGCAGGTACTGGAGCAGAAAATACAATAAGAGGTATCTACAATGCAGATGCTAAAGTGCTTGATGGTAATGGGGATATTGAGATTGAAGCAATTGACCAAGATACATTAAATACTATAGTATTTGGATTTGGTGGAGAAGAAGCAGTTGAAGATGAACAAACATTAATATTAAACAAAAAAGATTTGGAAGCATTTTCTAAAGTTAAAAATAATCACGGCGATTTTGTTTATAAAATAACAAAAGGAAAAGGAGAAGGTAGAATTTCATATTCAAATGGCGGTGCTGATGTTCCATACATTATAAACTCAGCTTGTACAGCTTTATCTGATGCAAATACAGAAACAGGAGCAAAAACAATGATTTATGGTTCATTAACAGATTATGAGTTCCCTGTATTCTCTGACATCGAAACAAAGATGAGTGAAGATTATAAATTCAAACAAGGAATGAAAGCATTTAAAGCTTCTTGTATAGTCGGTGGAACAGTATCAAAATTCAATGGATTCTCAAGAATGTTAAAAAAAGCAAAAGGAGTTTAGAATAAGGAGGATAAAGACAAATGAAACATAATGAAATAATAAAATTAGGTCTAACTTATGAAGATTTAATAACTATGCAAATTTCAAATATTATTGCAAATAGAGAGCAAATGCAAGTACTTGTAAAAAAATGTTTATCAATTGTCGAAACATCAACCTTAAAAGATGATGAAATTGCAATGTGGATTGGTGCAGCAGTTTCCGATCTAGTAAGACAAGACATTGATGTTGCAGGACATATAAGTGATGAACTTATACAAGGTGCAATTGTTATGTTTGTTAAATCAACATTTGGAATGGTAGATATTAAAGAAAAAGAGTTAGCTCAAAAAACATATACTCAACTTTGTGGAAATTTGTCTTTATCTTCAAATTATAAATTGGAGGTAGATAATAATGCGTGATGTAAGTTGCAAATTAATATCTACTTCTTTTCAAGAAAATGAAATAGGTGTGCAAAAAGAGGTAAAGACAGAAACTGAAATTCCAATTATAAAAGTTGAAGATATTTATGCAAATGAGTTCTACAAAGCAAACGAACAAGGATATAAACCTAGTTTAAGATTAAGAATTTCAAATTTTAATTACGAAAATCAACAAGAATTGATTTATATGAACAAGACATATACTATCATTCGCACACAAGAAATCACAGCAGATGAGCTTATATTGATTTGTGAAAGGAAAGTAAAAAATGTCTAAAAATATAAAGCCAAATGAACTAGAAAAAGCAGTATTGAACTATTTACAAAACTATAAAGAAGAAATTGATGAAGATGTAGAAGATGCTACTGACCAAATTACAAAAGAAGCAAAAGATGAGCTACAAGAAACAAGCCCAAGAGATGGAGTGGCAAGAGATACAAAATACTATAAAGGCTGGGCGGTTAAAGTTGGAGCAAAAACAAGAAAGAAAAGCTATAAATACACAAAAGTAGTTTGGAATAAAACAAATTATCAATTAACTCATTTACTAGAATTTGGCCACGCAACTAGAAATGGAACAAAGCGAACTAAAGCATATCCGCATATACAACCAGTCGAAGAAAAATATGGGACAAAGTTTGCAGATTTGCTAGAAACTAAAATAAGGAGGAGTTCAAAATGACATTACAAGAGTTAAAACAAAGATGTGAAGCACAAGGCTTTCAATATGCTTATGGTGTATTTAAAGAATCAACAGAACCTCCACATTTAATTGCTATTTGCAGAGATACTGATAATTTTATGGCAGATAATCGAGTTTATAAAAAGCACACACCAATTCAATTAGACTATACATACTTAGAAAAAGACATAGAAGCACAAAACAAAATAGAAGATGAAATTCTAGGCGATGTTGCTTGGAATAAAACTGAAGAAACTTACTTATCAGATGAGGAAATTTGGCAAGTGAGTTATTTTTTTGAAATTTAAGGAGGAATAAAAATGTCAAAAGTTAATTATGGTATTCAAGATGTACATATTGCAAAAATAACAGAAGAAAATGGTGTTATAACATATGGAACACCATTTGCTGTAAAAGGTGCAGTAAGTTTAAATATAGACCCAGAGGGTGGAGATGCGACACCATTTTATGCTGATAATATGGTTTATTTTATTGCCCCAGCTGTAAATAACGGATATTCTGGGGATTTAGAATTAGCTGTTACACCAGAAGAATTTTTAACACAAATATTAGGACAAGTCAAAGATACTAATGGAGTAATTTTTGAAAGTGCTGATGATACAACAGCAAGATTTGCTTTATTATTTCAAGCACAAGGAGATTCTAAAAATAGAAGATTTTGTTTTTATGATTGCACAGCTACAAGACCATCTAGAAGTAATGAAACAAAACAAGAAAATATTGAAGTTGGAACAGAAACTTTAACAATAACAATGAATCCAAGAACAACAGATAGAATGGTTAAATGTTATTGTGAAGAAACAACAGAAAACAAAGAGAAATATGATGATTGGTTTACAAAAGTATATGAAAAAAGCATTTAGGAGGTAATTTATGAAAACAATAAAAATTTGCGGTAAAGAATATCCAATAAGTTGTAATGCATTTACAAGATTTCAATATAAAACAATATTTGGAAAGGGTATTTTTGCAGATATAAAGATATTAAATGATTTTTCTGAAAAACAAGAAAATCTTAGAAAGGAACTAGAAAAACAAGAACTTTCTCAAGAAGAAATAGACAAAAAAATTAATTCAATGATGTTAGAAAATGTTGATGATTTCATTGATGTTATTGAAAAAATTGCTTATATACTTATATATACAGCAGATTCGAAGATTGGAAGTTTTGAAGATTGGCTAAAAGGAATAGAACAAATAGAACTTTCTGCAAATTGGATTAGTGAGGTAACGGAACTTGCCGTAAATTCCTTTTGTTGATAAAGAACTGATAGACGAAATTTCAAAATTACCAGAAAATAAGACAAGCAACGAAGATAGTTTAGAAGAACATCAATTTATTGCTAATTGTTTTAAAATAGGAATTAGAATACAAGATTTAAAAGAATTGGAATATAAGGATGTTGCTAAAATTATGCTATGTTTTGGAGAGAGAAAACAAAAAGTAAAAAAAGCTACTCAATCCGATTGGGATAAGCTTGCATCAAAATAAGGGGCTTTAATGCCTCTTATTTTTTATTAGGAGGAAGATATGGCTGGCAATATAAAAGGAATAATAGTAGAAATTGGTGGAGATACTTCAGGATTACAAAATGCTTTAAAAAAGGTTAATTCTGCTACAGCTAGTTTGAGCAAAGAATTGAAAGGAATTAACTCTTTGCTGAAATTAGACCCTAAAAATACTGAATTGTTATCTCAGAAACAGACAGTTTTAAAACAAAATATAGAACAAACAACGAAAAAACTAGAATCTTTGAAAGAAGCTCAAAAAAGATATGTTGAATCTGGAGGAAATCTAAATACACCAGAATATAGAAATTTACAAAGAGAAATAATAAATACAGAAAATAAACTTAAAAATTTAAAAGTAGAAGCTTCTAATTGGACACAAGCAAGTAAAACATTACAAGGTTATAGTAGCAAATTAAAAGCATTGGGGGATAGTATAACAAAAGTAGGACAATCTTTTACTAAAAAGGTTACTGCACCAATTATAGGTTTTGGAACTTATGCAGTCAAAAGTTTTAATACTGTTGATGAAGGAGCAGATACAGTAATCAAAAAAACAGGAGCTATTGGAGATGCAGCAAAAGAATTAGAGTCAGTATACAAAAAAGTAAGTAGTAATGTAGTTGGAGAATTTAATGACATAGGAAGCGCAGTAGGAGAAATAAATACACGTTTTGAATTTACTGGAGATACACTACAAGAAGCTTCAGAAAAATTCATGAAATTTGCTAAAATTAATGATATAGATGTAAATACAGCAGTTCAAAAAGTTTCAAGATATATGGGTGATGCAAGCATAGAGGCTTCAAATTATGGAGAAGTATTAGATGAATTAAGTGCAGCAGCTCAAGTAAGTGGGATATCTGTAGATGCATTAGCAGAATATTGTACAAAATATGGTGCACCTATGAGAGCATTAGGCTTAAACACAAAAGAAAGTATCGCAATATTTGCAGGCTGGGAAAAAGCAGGTGTAAATACAGAAATTGCATTTTCTGGTATGAAAAAAGCTATTTCAAACTGGGGTAAAGCAGGAAAAGATTCAAGCAAAGAATTTAAGAAAACATTAGAAGAAATAAAGAAAGCACCAAATATAGCAGAAGCAACATCAAAAGCAATAGAAGTATTTGGAGCGAAAGCAGGACCAGATTTAGCAGATGCAATACAAGGTGGAAGATTTGAATATGAAAAATTCTTAAATGTCTTAGAAAACTCACAAGGAACACTTGAAAATACTTATAATGGAGTTGTAGATGAAGCAGATGATGTTCAAATAGCAATGAAAAGAATAAAAGTTCAAGCTTCAGATATAGGACAAGAAATATTAAAAAATATTGTTCCATCAGTACAAAAATTTTTAGATAAAGTACAACAATTGTTTGAAAAATTTAACGGTTTAAACCCAGAAACTAAAGAATTAATAATAAAAATAGCATTAATTGCAGCAGCAATTGGACCAATGTTAATTATAATTGGAAAAGTGATCTCAGTCATAGGTTCTCTTATTGGAATTATAAGCACAATAGCAGCTCAAATAGGAATGGCAACAGCAGGAGTAGGAACTTTGTCTACAGTATTATCTGTTTTAACTGGACCAGTAGGAATAGTAATTGCAGTTATAGGAGCTTTAATCGCTGTATTTAAACATCTATGGGATACAAACGAAGATTTCAGGTCAAAAGTTCAAGAAGTATGGAAAAGTATTCAAGAATTATATACTAACTCAATACAGCCATTGCTAGAAAAACTAAAACAATTTATAGTAACAGTAATTCAAAACATTATTACTACAATTCAAGGAATGTGGTCTTTTTTAGAACCTTATATAGAGCAAATATTAACGTGGCTACTTGATTTTTGGAATAATTATGGCAAATCAATACTTGAAAATATTATTGGAGTTATAAGTGGAATTATAGATATAGTTCAAGGAATATGGAGCAATGCGATTCAGCCAACAATATCTTGGCTTACTGAAAAATTAATGCCAGTATTTACAGCAGTATTTAGTGCCATTGTTAATACGATAAAAATTGCAGGAAACACAATAGGAACTGTAGTTGATTCTATTACTGGTATTTTTAAAGGAATAATTGATTTTATTACAGGAGTTTTTACAGGAAACTGGGAAAAAGCATGGAATGGAATTAAAGATATTTTTAAAAATATTGTAAGTGGTTTAGGAGGCATTATAAAAGCACCAATAAATGCAATTATTGGAATCATAAATGGATTTATTGATGGAATTAATAAAGTTCAAGTTCCAGATTGGGTTCCAGGTGTTGGTGGAAAAGGAATAAATATTCCACATATACCACAACTTGCAAAAGGTGGTATAGTGGATAAAGCAACCTTAGCTATGATAGGAGAAGGAAAGTCTGCTGAAGCAGTTATCCCTCTTGATAGAACATTAACTAAATATTTAGCAGAAGCATTAAAACAAGTGGACAATAGTAGAGCTGTAACAGTTAATTTTTATCCTCAAAAAATGACAGAAGCTGAAATGGATAAAGCTTTTAATTATATAAATAGAAAATTTGGAATGGCATATTAAAATTTTATTATTTCGACAAAATTCTAATAGGCAAGGGAAAGTAATTGTTACAAAAAAATAAAAAAGACAGTCAAACGGCTGTCTTATTTTTATGCAAAGGAGCAAGAGATGGTCAGAGAATTTAAACTTGTAAATGAAAAAGGACAAACCTATTCAATGATGGATATGTACAACTATTGTTTATTGACAGAACCATCAGGGTTAGGATATGGATATAATACAGAATATGAACAGCTTGGAAATACTTTTATAACAAATTTACGTAGAATGGAACAAGGACAAATAAATGGACAAGTAAACTTTCTAAATTATGACAATTATAAAAAATTAGTAGACTTTATTGAAAAATCAGAAACTCTAA